TTTCTCAAATTATGTGGGGCTATCAACGCTAAGAAAGTTCACAACGGAGAGGTTATCGATGTCGCATGGGCGCAAAGGTCTTACACATTGACTCCAGAGCAGTTATCAACCATCCAAATGATTAAAGAATGAAAAGGATAGTCAAAACATTTTTGGTGCTATTGTCAGCAACAATAACTACACTGGTTATGCCAATTTTTGGTCAGTGGTATTACCAAACTACTGGAATTATACCTTTTGCATTTTACGGAATAGCATTTTGTGGAGGAATTGGTATGGTGGCAGTAATGATGGACCATATCTGGAACGATAAAACAAGTAAATAAGTAACAATTTAATTTAAATATCAGTATGAAAGTAACTGGAAAAGTCCATTTCATTGGACAAACAAAAGTCATTAGTGACAAGTATCAGAATCGTGAATTAGTCTTGATGACTGATGACAAGTACCCACAGACAATCCCATTCCAACTATCGCAAGATAAAGTGACTCTGGCGGACAATCTGAAATTAGGTGATGTAGTTGAGGCAAGTATCAACATCAGAGGACGTGAGTGGAAATCACCACAAGGCGAGATACGATATTTCGCTACATTGGAAATCTGGTCTTTATCGTATGCCAACGCATCGGCACAACCTCAAGCACCAGCACCCGCACCCGCACCCGCACCAGCCAGTAGCGCATTAGATGACGATGACGACTTACCATTTTAGTCATGGTAGTTCTAACGCCACTCCAACTGGCTAATGTAAATAATTGCACAAGGAAGTTGATTATCGATTACATCACCCGAAAGGGCATAACGCTAAACTTTTTTGCCAAGCAATCTGGATGCCACCAGAACCAACTTTGGTTATATTTGTATTCATGCGAATCGAACAAAGGGCTACATTCTGGCACACTTGAAAAAATAGGCATCTACATGAATGCCAATCCGTAAAAATCTCACAGTATACGTACAGAGTTGACGGCTCGGAAAGACGAGCATTTTTTAAAATATTCAAATCTGACACTATTGTAAATTAAAAAGAATATATTTGCAGAGTAATGATATACCATATATCTGGGTGGAGGTAGTTTTTTCTAAACAAGAATGTTCGACTATTCTCTAAATTGCTTTTAGCCTCCACCCTCATATATGCATTAAAAAAGCAACCATGAGTAGGAGAGAAAACGACAAGGAATTAATTAACGGCATCTGCACGATGCTGATTCTGGTAGTGGCTCTGGTCGTAACGATTTACGCACTAATACAACAAATATCATGAATGTAAAAACAATCAAAACCATCGTAGGCATTGCATTGATGCCAGTGGTATTCTCGCTATTCATTATGGATAGGATTCTGATGATAGCGATGTTCTGGTCTGAGGTACCATCAATGAAAACTTGGATGGTAAAAGAAAAGATGCACATCATCTCATTTTGGAGGGTGCTATTTTTCTGGCTGGTTTATGGTATCATAGCATGGATTAAATGGCTGGTGTAAATGGTACTCTTAACACAGAACTCTGACCTACGTAAGAGTGGAATTTACGGATGGACTTTACCAGCACACTGGGTAACACTATCATCTGGCAAAAAGTTCAACACATGTCCGAACGCTGGAATATGTGGCGCATTCTGTTATGCGAAATCTGGCACGTACCAATTCTCAAATGTCAAGAAGGCACATCTGGAGAAGTTGGAACTGGTCTTATTCAATCGAGCCAAGTGGCTCAACCTCATGAACGAGGAAATCTCAAAACCAAAGTACACCAATAAGTTTATTCGTATTCACGATGCTGGTGACTTTTTCTCCGAGCAATATGCTCTGGACTGGCTCTATCTCGCCAAACAAAATCCCAAAACAATATTTTACACATACACCAAAGAGGTGGAACTTTTCAAATACAAACTGAGGCTATCTATACCTCCAAATTTCATCGTTATATATTCGTTTGGTGGAAGGCAAGATAAGTTGATTGATGTTGAGCGTGACCGACACTCAGACGTATTCCATGACTACGATGAGATGATAGCCAAAGGTTACAACGACATCGGGGAGGATGATAAGCAATCCGCAATCCACCCGAACCACAAAGTAGGTTTATTCAGAAACAACATAAAACACTTCATCAAAAAGATGGGGGATAAAAACTTTTCACAATGGCAAAAAAAGTAGATTGGAATACATCGGAGATTCGACTCGTGAATGTATCAGAGGTAAAACTAAATCCTAAGAATCCACGCAACATACGTGACCACAAATTCAAGAAACTGGTGAAGTCAATCAAGGACTTTCCAGAGATGTTGGAGATGCGACCTTTGGTGGTAGACGAGGACATGGTAATTTTGGGGGGTAACATGCGTTTTAAGGCACTTTGCGAGGCTGGGCTAACCCAAGTTCACATAATTCAACTCGAAGGTCTGAGCAAGGAGAAAAAGGATGAGTTCATGATTAAGGACAACGCCAGTTATGGTGAGTGGGACTGGGATGCTCTGGCGAATAGTTTTGACGATGTCAAATTAGGCGAATGGGGGCTTGACGTCTGGCAACCAAGTGATGCCATCTTTTCAGTGGAAACTACCGATGACGACGAGGACTATGATTGTGACGGTGATGAAATTACTGATGTAGGCTCTGGCTCGGAAGCCAAAGACCGAAATGTAGAACCAAAAAAGGTTATTCAAATCGAATTTCAGATAGGCGATTACAACGAGGCATTCGGGCTGGTGAATCTTCTACGTTCCAAGAAAGTGAACATAGGTGAGGTGCTAATACAAACAATGAAAAAAATGATTGAAGATGAAAATTGAAATATACCCAGTAAGTGAGTTGACTCCGTATGAGGACAATCCACGCCACATCGATGAATACAAATTCGAGGCTACCAAGCAATCTATTCTGGATTTCCCAGACATGATGGGTGTACGATACGTTATCATCAACAAGGACAAACAAATCCTTTGCGGAAATATGCGCTACCGAGCATGTATGGAGTTAGGTATGAAAACCATTCCAGCCATGATGGTCGACTTAAGCGATGAGAAGGCAAAAGAACTAATCATCAAGGACAACCTATCGTATGGCGAATGGGACTGGGAAGCGTTAGAGGGTGATTGGAATACAAATCTGGTGGACAAGTGGCTGGGTAAACAGACCATTGACTATTCGGCTCTGGACTATGAGGACCTTACTGAGCAAGTTGACTCGATGACCTCTGGTGTCAAACACGCAATTCAGATACAAATCGATGTAGAACACTTTGAAATCGCAAAGGAGTTAGAGAAGGAATGTAGGGAACGCAAACTATACATAGGAGGCAATCTACTACGAGAACTGCAAAACACTCGGAGAGCGTATGAAAACCATTGATTTAGGCATTGTAGAGCATGGCTTCAAGGTAGGCGATGTTTGTTCGATGATTCCACCTAACATTACTGAGGATTGCTTTCTGTCAGATGGGGGTGAGGTCATTGGCTTCTACATTAGGGATATTCGTAAGCACAATCCAATGTTAGCAAAGTACGTTGACATCGCTAATGCAGAGTTCAGAAGCAAACGAGTACCCAAGGCAACCATGTCAAGGTCATCAGCAGTAAATGCAAGACGTGAGGGAGGTCTGGGGGTAGAGCAGTATTCGACCATCATTGGTTCAGTGCCTCCAAAACCGCACATGAGGAGAGCATACCCAACACGCAGTAGCGTACACGATGTAAAGACCGCTGAGGTGTTCATCAAGGCGATGTTAATCGTATGTAGGGAGAGCGAGGAACTAATCAAAAAACTGGCTCCACATATCTATGAGCAACAAGAACGAATCATCTCTGAGAACGTACCCGAGGAGTGGAGGCTGGGGAGGTTATTCACCTCATCAATCTCAAACTTCAACATATCGGCTTCATACCATGTCGACAACGCAAATCTGAAAGGATGCGTAAACGTCATCATAGCCAAACGTGAGGGTAGCCGAGGGGGTAACACAACAGTTCCAGACTATGGGGCTACCTTTGGCTCATTTGACAATTCGATGCTGGTCTATCCAGCGTGGCGCAATCTACATGGAGTGACTCCAATCGTACCTACTGAGCCGAAAGGCTATCGCAATACTCTGGTGTTCTATCCACTAAAAGCATTCCGCAATGAATAAGACAGTTTTCAAAGTCAATTCATACGATAGGAATCTGGTGCAGTGGGAAAAGCACTTGTATGAACTGACTCCAATCGAGCAACACGATGGCATCTGGTTCAAGCGAGAGGACTATTTTGCACCGATGGGGTATTCCTCAATCAATGGTAGCAAATTGCGTCAGTGCATCTATTTAGTTAACTCATGGGTTAAGAATAAGCGTATCTCTGGCGTTATCTCTGGTTCGGTAGTAGGTTCACCTCAGCATCCATTTATTGCCTCGATATGTAAGCATTACGGAATAGGATGCCTCATCGCAACTGGCTCCAAAAACTACATGGAGCATAAGAACATGTTTCTGGCTCACCAGTTAGGGGCTAAGTTCTATTTGAGCAAAGTAGGCTATGCAAAGGCACTCCAGTCGATTTCATTCTCACTGGCGAAAAAGATACCCAATCACGAGGTCTTAGAAACTAATATCACAGTTGACGAGAAACTAAACAAACCAGAAGCCATCGAGCGATTTCACGAGGTGGGGGCATTCCAAGTGCGGAACATTCCAGACCACATCGAAACGATTATCATACCATGTGGCTCATGCAATTCAGTTGTATCAATTTTGTATGGACTGGCATTGCACACACCCAAGTCATTGAAGAATATTGTACTGATGGGAATCGGAAATAACGGCTCAAAGAATCTTGGGTACATACCAAAACGTCTGGGTACAATCAGTGATGTCATAGGTCTGAAAATTAATTCAAAGTTCGACATGACGTCAATCGGATTTGGCACACCATCTGGCTCCGAGCCAAAATTGAAAATACATCATTTCAACTTGAACGGAAGTGGATTTTGTCGGTACGAGGATTTGATGCCATACAAGATTTCTAGCATAGAATTTCACCCAAGATATGAAGGCAAGTGCATCAATTACATCATGGCGAACAGAGATAAATTTGCACAATTTTGGAACGAAAAAACACTATTTTGGATAGTAGGAAATGAGCCAAAATGGGTATAAAGTGCTGAAATGTTAAAATGGCATTTAAACGCCAAAAGAGTTAATTTAAGCAACTTTCCACATTCTGCTAATAAACGTGTTATAGAAATTGAGAAGTCAAGAACGCCTATTGGAACGAGGGCTGGAGAAGGGCAAAAAAAATAAAGTTAAAGTATGGAGATAGGTAGATATTGCCAACTAAATGGCATACAAGAGGTTACAGATTTGCAGATGGGGATGGACTTTAGAAAGCCAGAATATAGGCGAGAAGTATTCCTTAGATTTTACGAATTTCACCTCAAATACATGGCTCATGCTGGGGCAATTTATTACACATTTCCGCACATTTTTGAGCAGTACAAAATGACCGATGAGCAGAAATTATGGTTCGCATTCATCAACGGATGCTCTCAGAATGTGGTCACAACGTACCTCATCTGGCTGAAATTTCCAAACATCGAGGAGGTTAAAATTGAAGAATTGTCAAGATATTTTCGGGGTAATTACACCAGATTTGGGTGGGACACAGATAGGAGATATGTCAAAAATCAGTTCGAGGATGTGGTCAAAAAGTACATCGAACTTTTGGATGGGCGTAAACAGTCAGAGTTATTCGCACCATATCTTAGGTCTGAAAACAAGTATAAAAACTTTGACTATCTCTGGGATTTCGTCATTGAAAACTTTTACCTATTCGGTAGGTTAGCCACATTCTCATATCTTGAGTTCTTACGACTGGCTGGTCTGAATATTGATTGCTCTCAACTATTTCTCGATGACATCAGTGGCTCCAAGTCGCACCGAAACGGACTATGCAAAGTTCTGGGGCGTGATGACCTTGACTGGTACAAGAATGATGTCAAGTATACCGATGAGGTAATTGACTGGCTCAAGAAGGAGGGTGAGATATTACTCAATGAAGCCAGAGAGCGATTCCCACATGAGGACGTATCATACTTCACTCTGGAAACGACTTTATGTTGCTACAAGTCATGGCATAGACCGAATCGTAGGTACCCAAACGTGTACAACGACATGTTCCATGACCGAATCAAGGTGGCTGAAAAGAACTGGGAGGGTACTAAGCAGTTCAAGATATTTTGGGAGGCACGTAAAGAGAAATTACCATCAAGGCTACGATTAGAATCTAATCAAAAAGACATGGGGGTAAATCCAATGAAGCAGAATCACTATCTAAAAACTGGTCAAGTTATAATGATGGACGGTGATTGGGAGTGCTTTGATAATTTGTATAACAATTACATACGATAGAATGGGCAAGAACATACTTTTAATAGGCTCTGCTGGGGTAGGCAAGACATGGGTGATGAAATCCCTAATAAATAACTTTAAATGCGAGAGACGGCAGAAATATGGCAAATTCTACTTTCACCTTTCAGACACTCTGGTGGTGGTGGGTAAGTATGATGGCTCCATGTTCGAGGGTAGCGATAGGCTCTCAATGAGCGTGATTACTGACCTCGATGGATTTCTGGCACTTACAGAAAATAAAGTAGTAATTTTGGAGGGTGACAGATTCACAAATAGCAAGGTGATAGCCAAGGCAAAACCAATCATCATCAAGATAATGGGTGATGGGCTGGTGGGGAGGCTCAAACGAGGCTCAAATCAAACCGAGCGACATTTGAAGTCAATCACAACACGAGTAAACAACATACCAATGACAGATAGCGACTATGTGGCGTTCAACTCCACTGAGGCACTGGAAATAATAACTAAAATCATTCAAGGCGATGGGAAAAATATTTAATAGAATCAAACAGTCACTAATGCACTCCACCTCTAAGGTAAGATGGATGCTATTGACAAAGACAGAACGCAAGATGATGGGCATCTCTGCAAGTATAACAGAGGAATACACAAGGTCAAGGGCA